TTAACAATTAATAAAAGGGCTAAAATGGATAAAAAAAGAAAAAAACTTTATTTACAAGGTTATAAATCAGCCAGTAAATCAAAGTTTAAATCTCAAAATGAGATTGATTTATCAACTGTTAAATTAATAAATGACTGTGCGATTGATGGTAAAATTGCTGTGCTTAAAAGTGATGAATGTTTTTACGATAGCTATGACTATAATGTGCAAGGGTATTTTTCGGAATATACTAAATTAATTCCAGCAACTTACACGTCTTATAGATTATTTTTAAAAGATTGTGAACATTTAGCTGATACACCTTATCACGTTGAAATTGTAAAACCACAAAAAGCATAACAAACCTATAAAACACAATAAGCCCTGATCTAAACAATTGGGGCTTTTTGCATTTCGGGGCTTTAGCTTTTAATCAAGTAAAAGATCAAATAACCCTTAATAATAAACATAATACCAATAGCTATAAGTGTAGGTATAAGCACTAGATCAATAGCTTAAACCCTACCAATAAGGGTAAGAGTTAAGGCCTAAAGGGTTAAGGTTAAGAGTAGGGCAAGGCCTAGAATAAACCCTTAACACACACACACATACACACTTGAAGGCAAGGCAACCCCCTTATATGTGTTGATGTGTTCTAGTTCTATGGATTAGTTGATGCTTGTAGTTCTAAAGACACGACACCACAACAAGCCACGAAGAAAAAAAGAAAAGATCAAAAAAAAGTGATGCCACCCCCCAAAGTCGCAGACTTTCTTCTATATTAGGGATTACTTCCCACAGCGAGGGGAAATTGTTAATATTAACTTATGTTAATGGGTATAAGGACTGTATTTTTGGTGGGGAGGTTGCTATATAATGCGGTAATGAAAATCCGATACTATCACGTAGCTAAAAATCGCTGGTGGGGTTTTGCTATAGCTATGGCAAGTATCTTTATCTTGTCAGATGCTAGGTGGTTCTATAATAGTATAGCACAGGTGATGGGATGGGGTTTAGCTAGTATCTCTTGTGGGTTTTGGGTATATATAGGGATGAAGGATAAGGATATTCCCCGAACTCTTATGGAGTTGATGTACTTCGTATTAGCATTAAGGGCAGTATATAATTGGTTGCAATGATAGATTTTATTTTAAATTTACTAGAAAAGTATGGGGGCAAGATAAGCTGTTGGGCTTGGGATAAACGCTGGGCAAAGCGTGATCCTAACGAGTGGATAAAAGGATATAAGAAATGGAAAAAGAATGTTTAATTTTTCTTCCGATATAGTATTAATGATGATGTTTATATTCATAACCTTATATCTGATAATGAGAGTTATAGGATGGATAAGTTGAAAAGATGTATAAACCTTTGCCCAATTCATTAACGATTAAAAGTTCTAGTATTAATGGTTTAGGATTGTTTGCTAAAGAGCATATTGATAGTGGAACAAATCTTGGTATGAGCCATCTAAAACTGAATGATAAAATTTTTAGAACTCCCCTTGGAGGGTTTATTAATCATTCAAATAATCCTAATTGTATTAAAGTTGTACTTCGTTTTACTAATGAAGATGATCCTAAACTGAAATTTGATTATACAAAATGGAATTTAATTGTTATTGAAGATGTTAAAGAAGAAGAAGAACTAACGTGCAAGTATACTTTTTATAAAATAGATGGATGAATTAGAAAAAGCAGTAAAGATCGCAAAGGAATTGGAAAGACGCAAAGTTACGAATATTATGGCGGAGTATGTGCCGTATGAGTATCAAAAGAAGTTTCATAATACATTAGCAGCACAAAGATTGTTAATGGCTGGTAATCGTGTCGGCAAGTCCTTTAGTGGGGCTATGGAAATGGCATATCACGTGACGGGTCAATACCCAACGTGGTGGGCTGGTAAACGATTTAACCGACCCATAAGAGCTTGGGCAGGGGGAGTTTCAAACGAAACTACTAGGGATGTTTGCCAAAAAGAACTTGTCGGCCAACCAGATGATCCATCAGCTAAAGGTACAGGAACAATACCTTTAAAATATATTGGAGAAACTGTAAGGAAGGCGGGTGTACCTAATGCTATCAACTCATTTATTGTTAAGCATATTTCGGGTGGACATTCGAGAGTAGGATTTAAAGCATATGAAATGGGTAAAGAGAAATGGATGGGAGAATCCGTAGATGTAATATGGTTAGATGAAGAACCACCAACAGGAATTTATACACAAGCATTAACAAGAACAGCAGATAAAGGTGGAATAGTTTATATGACGTTTACACCCGAACAAGGAATGACACAAACAGTAGCACAATTTGTAAATGATTTAAAAGATGGACAGGCATTAATACAAGCTACGTGGGATGATGCACCACATATGACAAAGGCAATTAGAGAACAAGTTTTACAAGCACTACCACCCCACGAAAGAAAGATGAGAGAAAAAGGAATACCCCAATTAGGATCGGGTTTAGTATTTCCGATTGTGGAAGAAGAAATATTAACTGATCCCATAGATATACCAAGTCATTGGCCTAGACTATGTGGAATAGATTTTGGTTGGGATCACCCTACAGCTTGTGTATGGGTTGCTTGGGATAGAGATGTAGATACAGCTTATGTTTATGATAGTTATTCTATACGTCAAGAAACAGTACCAGTTCATTCATCAGCAATTAAAGCTAGGGGTAAATGGATTCCAGTTATTTGGCCACAAGACGGCAGACAAGCTGATAAAGGATCGGGTAAGAATTTAACCGAACAGTATAAGAAGGAAGGTGTGAATATGTGTCCTGAATGGTTTACTAATCCACCTCAAAAGGGATTAAGAGAAGGTACGGGTGGTAATTCAGTAGAAGCGGGTATAATGGAAATGTTAGTAAGGATGCAGACAAAACGATTGAAAGTCTTTAAAAATCAGAATAAACTGCTGGAGGAGTTAAGGATGCACCATAGGAAAGATGGCAAGATCGTACCTATGAATGATGACTTAATTTCTGCGTTAAGATATTGTATAATGTCTTTACGAAAAGCAAGATTAAAAATTTATGAACCATTACAACAATTAACTGATTCAGAATTTAATGTTTTTGCTAGATAACAATATGAAAGGAAGATATGGGAGGAGCAGCTAGAATTTTTAGGCGAGTATTTTCGCCACCAGCATATACGCCACCACCTGCACAAACAGTAGCGGCAGCACCAGCAGCAGCAGCAAAAACTGTTTCGGGTGCATCAAAAGTTAGAGGACAAGGTTCGGGTGTTACTGGAACGATTATGACGGATGCTACAGGTATTGAAGAAGAAGCAAATGTTTCTAAAACTGTACTAGGTGGAGCAACAACTAAAAAGAAAAAATATAAAGTGTAAGTGATAATCGCAGTTACAGATGAAAAATGGAAAAAAGCTGTAGGCGATTATGTTAAAGCTAAAGCCCATATTCAACGAGATTTAGAAGATCATTATTCATTTATAGGTTTTATAGAAGATGAGAAAGTTATGGGAGGATTACTTTTTTCTGATTATGATAAACATAATATTTGGGTACATCTAGCTTTAGAATCACCGAGAGTATGTAAAAGGAGTTTTATTAAAATGTTATTTACATACTGCTTTATTCAGTTAAAATGTGGTAGAATAACAGCAATGTGCATTAACGGGTATAAAAGAAACGAAAGATTGTTAAAAGGTACAGGATTTGTTAAAGAAGGTAGAATACGCAAAGTTATGAAAGTTAATGGAAAATTTATAGATGGAGCAATATACGGAATGTTGAAGGAGGAATGTAGATGGGTTTAAAACAACCAATGATGGCTACAATGCCACCACCACCAGCAGTTGATCCAGAAGTGGCAGTCAAAGAAGCAGCATCAGAAGCAAAATTAGAAGCAGAAAAAAGAAAAGCTATTAGCAATAGAATGAAAGGTAGAGGTGGAACAATTTTAACAGGTGGACAAGGAGTTGAAGAAGAAGCTAAAACAGCCGCATCATCTTTAATAAGTTATTAATGGAAACTTTTGATTATATAAGAAAACGATTAGATAAAC